ATTAAATTCGCTGCAGAGGGATTAGTATTTTTAGAAGATAAATTAACAGATGCTATTGATGTTCAAGCTAGAACATTATTAAGAGTTGCAAGAGCTATAGCTTCTGCAGTAGATTCTTACATCTACACAACTCTATCAGGAGCAAGTGGAATTAATACTGCTGCTGCAACTGCAACTTGGGATGATGCAACAGTTGCTAACAGAGACCCAATAAGAGACATTTTAGTAGGAATACAATATCTAGCAATAGACAACTATGATGCTTTAGCAAATGGCTACTTACTACTAAGCCCAGAAGATTACACACATCTATTAATGAACTCAAAAGTAATTAATAATCCAAGTTTTAAAACTGCTGATGTTGTAAGTAATGGAGTTGTAGGACAAGTCTGTGGTTTAAAAATAATAGTTTCTAACAATGTAACAGCAGACCAAGCAATGATAATTATAGGTCAAAGAGCAGCAACATGGAAAGGAGCAACACCACTAACCACTGCAGTAATAGAAGATAAGGGGGTAAATTTTGTAATAAGAAGTTGGGAAATTGGACACGTCCAAGTTACAGACCCTGAAGCTATCCACGTTATTACAAATACACAAGCTTAAAATGAGTCATGAAGGCAAAATGCAACGTGGAAAGTTATGGCATAATTTTAGAGATTTAGATGGTAATTATGATTTAGGTATTAAAAATGACCCTAATAAAATGGCTGATATTAAATACTACTTAGAAAATATAAATAAACAAAAAAAGCCTAAAGAAAAGAAAAATGACAGTAACTGAAACCATAGAAACTAAGGAATTAACCACAGGCAAAACACACCCAGCTACAGGAAATTGGACTACTTCTAATGTAACAACTGACAGAAGCATAGATGCTAATGGAGCAGTTGCAGTTATTGGAGATGGCCTTTGCACACTAATTGAAGATTTAAAAGATAAAGGGATTCTTGAATAAATTTAAATAATAGGAATTACTACTTCTTTCATGGGAAGACCAAAAAATATAGCCAATATATATAATCCCCCTAAAAGCAATACTCAGTTTATAGAGGGACACAAATCTAAAGGCATCCTAGATGATTTTGCAGTTAGAAAATCTGTTCAAACAAATCAAATAGAAGCTGAATCAACTCAATATCCTGTCTTGGACCTTAGAAGAAAAACAACTGCAACAGGTGGAGCCTTTGACACTTTATCAGGAATAGCCTCTGCTATGACTCTTAGAACTAAAACTTCAGGAAACATGACAAATGGTTTTGGTGGTGGAATAGTATTTCTTGGAGCAGATGCAGCAAGTGGAGACCAAACTTGGGCAAGAATATATGCAAGGAGAGATAGTGGTGATTCAATAGGAGCATTACAATTTTGGGGTGGCTCAAATGCAGGAACTCCTTTAATGACCTTAAGAGGAAATGGTAATGTAGGTATTGGAACAACAAACCCTTCAAAAAAATTAGATATCAATGGAGGTGCAAATATAGATGGAACAATTACTTCTAAAGAATCAATAATCTCAGGAGCAACAGATGCAACATTAATTATTAGGTCTGGCGCTGGAACTTATGATACTGCAATAAAATTCTATGAGGAACTAACTCCTAAATGGTATATTGGTGTTGATGGTAGTGCCTCAAACATGTTAGTCTTTGGAACAGGCTCAACAATTGGCTCTAATAGACTTATGTATATGACTTCTAGTAGTATATATTATACAGAAGGAGCAAGTTTTGAGGGAGATTGTGTAATCAATGGCGGAAAATTTGAATTAACATCTGGCTCAAGAATAACTATAAATCCCACAATTACTTTTACAGACCAAGACACAACCCCTGATGTAGGTAGTGGAAATTCTTTTATTACTAATAATGGAAGAGCCACAACAATTACTAAATTTGATTCTGCAAAAGGAGACCAAGTCTTTACAATTATATGCAATGATGCTAATACAACTATCCAAAATAATGCAAATATTGCTTTAAGTGGAAGTGCTAATTTTGTAATGGCTTCTGGCGATACACTCACCATGCTTTATTCTGAAGCTTTATCAAAATGTATTGAAATTGGAAGAATGATAAGTTAAAATAGAAACATTTATAAAGTATAGTTTCTATTAGTTTCTATGGAAATTAAATATAAATACAAGCAATTTCATTGCAGAATGAGATATGTAACTTACCGACGATTAAGACGAAGTTTTAAAGCTCTGCCTAAAGAAAGTGCTAGTTCTTACTTTGAAAGATTAAGTAAATATTTGGAGAATTTAAATGAAAAATAAAGATGTAAAGAAAGCTGTTAAAGATTTTGAAAAGGACTTGAAATTTGAAAAAGAAATTTGTTGTAGAATTCTTTACCTTAATGAAATTATGGCAGATTTAAAAAAAAGATTTGGAGAATTTAATACCTCAAGAGGTAGGGAGTAGATAAAATGGGAAAGACAGATAAACAAATAACAAATGAAGAATTAGGAATATTATTATTTAAAAGATTAGAATTAAAATACCAAGGACAATTAAAAACATTAAGAAAAAAACATAATGAATTTGAAAGAATAGTTTTTAGTTGGAATAGAAATACAATGGAAACTATTGATAAATTAAAAAAAGAACTGGAGGAACTGCGTAAAATATTTGGAGAATTTAAATGAAAATAATTAAAGGAGATTTAATATTAAAAGAAGATACAATCTTTGAAGAAAGTTTGGAAGTAGAAGGAGATATAATTTGTGAGGGTGGATTATGGGATTTGAAATGTTGGGATTTGAAATGTAGGAATTTGAAATGTTGGGATTTGGAATGTGGGAATTTGGAATGTTGGGATTTGGATTGTTGGGATTTGGAATATTATGCTGTAGCATTTGCTTATAATTCTTTTAAATGTAAATCAGTTAAAGGAAGAAGAGAAAATTCTAAGCATTTTTGTTTGGATAAGGAGATAGAATTTAAATGATATTCAACAGAGATGAAAGGAGGTAGAGCGAGCAAATGAAAAAGAATTTAAAAATTTTAGGAGTTGAAGATACTAAGGAAGGAAAGCCCAGAGTTACACAGGCTGGGAAGCCCTATGCTAGAATTAAAACAGAAGATGGCTGGATGAGTTGTTTTAATACTAAGGCATCTGAGGATTTAAAGGCCTTCATTGATAAAGTAGCTTCTATAGAAGTCATAGAGTCTGGAAACTTTAGTAATATAACTAAGTGCTATGGTGAGCCAGAAAGTGAGGATAATGAAGTAGAGATAGAGAAAGTTCCAAAGGAAATCAAGGTGTCTAAACCTCAAAATGGTCAAGCTATGTATGTAAGTTATGCTAAGGATATATTTTGTGTCTTACATGACAAAGAAGTATTAGTTGCCGATACAATGCAATTAGCAATCAACTTAGTAAAACAAGCAAAGAAAGCATTTGAATAAGATGGAATCAATAGAAACATGGGAAAAAGCATTGGAAATAGCAAAAGAGATTGAAGCTGATTATTTAGATATAAATGCAGACAATGAAAATTTTTTAAGATTAACTTTTAGTTGGGATAAACAAAAATAGTCATCTCTAAATGACAGGCTCAGAGGGGTTCTACATCGATTCCAACAATTCTCCCCTCTGAGTTTAATAGTCAGCATGGGGATTGGACTGACACCCAATACATCGAGACCCCCACTTTTAAGCCCCCCCTCGTTGGAGAGTGCACGTATTCATGAAACACATAGGCAGGTTCGAATCCTGCAGGGGGCATTGGGATATGGTAAAGACCTTGAAAAGGGGAAGCCTAAGTCCCAGCCTTTTGAATGTGTATAATAAAAGCCAGTAAGTGAAATACCTTATTGATTGCAGAATAGAGTGCATTCAGGGGGCAATTATGATCATGGAAGATGAAGAATTTGCAAAGATATGGCAGGCTTTAGATAGCAGGATAACTACTATAAATGATAGAACAAAAAAACATACTATTGATATTAGAGAACTGAGAAAACAGATTGCCAACAAGCAAACGAGCAAGACCGACTAATTTTAAATCTTTCGTTGTTATTTAAATTAAAGATATAAAAAGTCGTCTCGTTTCCTTATTGCTTAATTGATAATAAGTAACTTCCAACAACCCGTGAAGTTACTTCACAGTAGTTAATTAATAAGGAGAATAAGAAAATGGGAATAAAAAACATTTATTTTGACACTTGGGAAGAATATGTGAATTTCATTGAGAATCAGCAAAGGTTGATAGACAATGTAAATAATAAGAATTTCAAACCTGAAGTAGTGCAGTATGAGATACCAGCTGGGAAGTTGGTTCAAATTAAAGGGGAATAAACCCCCTTTTTTTGCTGTGGGTTAATGCTTCTCTCAAACGCAAAGTTTAAATAAATCTGTTACTTCTGATTTGCATAGCAAATCAGTTATCCTGCTTACCGAATAACTCTTTGCGTTTGAAAGGAAAAGAGGCAAATTACGCCCTTTGTGGGGTGCCTCAAAGGGCATTATTCCATGCTCAAAGCCATATCGAGTGTCGTGCCCTGCACGAACGCTCCGCTCACTACGTAAGGCTTTGGCACTCCGTGTCCAATCCTATTGGGGCTTCCAGCCCTTATGGGTTGTGGGTTGCCTCAACCCTTACCACCACCCACCCCCACCCACCCACCTTATTAGTTTACTTGTATGCGATTATTAGGATTGTTTTATTTTATGTGTGTAGGAACTCACTCAAAAATTTTAAAAATATAATTCAAAAGTAGTAAGAAATTTATATAAAGAATTTATCTTAAGAATTAATAAGAGGCATAAGAAAGTTAGAGCATAGGGGTTTTATATTAATCCATGAAACCCTTATGCCTCTTAACTACTAGTTCTAGTTGGGGAACCAATATATAGTAGGATACGTATATACGTATTCGTTTCTTTTCTTTGGTTCTTTCTTTTCTTTATGTATATCATACGTAACATATATACTTATAAAGTAAGTATAATTAGTTTAATAATGAAATTTAAAAAACATTTGAATTTAAGTGTTGATGGTGAATTAGCAGAAGAAGCTAAAAAAAATTACTTAAATATATCTGAAATAGCAGAAGATGCAATTAAAGAAGCGTTAGGAAAGAAAGAATTAGTAATGGATATAACTATTGAAGAATGTGATTTTTGTAGTAGAAAGATGGAGAAAGCAACCGCTAAGAATCCAAATATTGGAATGATATGGCTATGGCCAGATGAAAAATGGATTTGTCCTAAATGCCTAAGAAATAAATCAGACCAATTAATAAAATCCTATGCCTAAATTTGAAGACCAAGAAGAAGAAGACACTTTTCATAGAATTAAATTAATCCCAAACAACTTTCCTTTCACAGCAGAGGATTTAGATGAAATATGGAATTACAACTTGACAGATGGCAAAAAGAAGTCTTAGCTACTAAAGGAAATATGTGTATTTGTTCTCCAAGACAAATGGGCAAATCTACTATAATTTCTAAAGATGCAGGAGATTTTGCTATGAATAACCCTAAAAAGAGCATAATGATTATTGCTTCAGTAGAAAGACAAGCATTATTACTCTTTGAGAAAGTATTATCTTATATTTATAGTGAAAATAAGAAGATAATTAAAAAAGGTAAGGATAGACCTACCAAACATGAATTAAAGCTCACAAATGGCTCTAAAATACGTTGTTTGCCTACAGGAGAAAGTGGATATGGTATTCGTGGCTATACTATAGATAGATTATATGCAGATGAAGCAGCATTTATTAAAGAAGCAGTTTGGGCAGCAGTTACTCCTATGCTTTCTACTACAGGGGGAGATATTATCTTACTTTCTACACCTTTTGGCATTGATAACTATTTCTACAGAATGTTTCATAATGATAACTTTACAAGCATCCATGTAGACCCCGAAGAAGTAATAAGAGGCAGAAAAGACCCTCAAAAAACAAGTTTAATAGAATTTAGAAGAGATGAAAAGGAAAGAATGACTAAATTACAATATCAACAAGAACATATGGGCCTCTTTGTTGGGGGTATTCAAAGATTTATCTATGATGAATTAATAGATGAAGCTTGCACAATAGACCCTAACATACCATATATTGTAGGTAAAGAGAAATTTCAAGGCATAGATGTTGCCAGACTTGGGGGAGATGAAACTGTATTAATATCTTTAGAAAGAATTAAGAAAGAATCATTAAGACAAATTAATTTAGAAATTCCAGATGGTCAAACATTAACAGACACAGCAAGATTAGTAATTCATAAAGATAAAGAATTAAATCACAAAAAAATATATATGGATGATGGTGGCTTAGGAGTTGGAGTCTATGACATCTTACATGAAGATAAGCAAACTAAGAGAAAAGTAATAGGTCTAAATAATGCAAAGAGAAGTATAGATAAATTACCCGGAAAAGATACCCCAAGAAAAAAAGTATTATTAGGAGAAGATATGTCAATAAATCTAAAAGTCTTAATGGAGCAGGGTAAAATTAAATTATTTGATGACCCAAGAATTAGACATAGTTTAAGGTCTATGCAATATGAAAATGTAGATGGCAATCTAAAAATATATGGAAATTATAGTCACATTTTTGAAGCCCTTAAAAGAGCAGCTTGGTGCATGAAAGACAAAACTTTAAATATATACATTTACTAAATTATAATATGACAGATACAGGAATATTCGCAACAACCGAAGAAGTCCAATTTAAAGCAGGAGCAAATGCCAGCGCCACTTCTAATGTTGAATTATACATTAATAGTTTCATAGCCCAAGCAGAAAGCACAATTAATGTAGCTACAAGATATAATTGGAGCGATGTTTATGCTGCATTAGATACTGATGTTAAAGGAATTTTAAAAGAAGCTGCATCTAACTTAGCTGCAATATATGTTATTCAATTTGATATGAGTGGTTTTACTACAAGAGGGGAAGCTGAAAGTATGGTAAATATTTTAAGAGATGGAGCATTAAGAGCTATAAGTATTCTAAAAGATATTAAAGCACAGACATTTGTAACAGGAGTTTAAAATGGCTCATGACTTTAAAAAATTCCCTGAATTAACAAATAATCAACTAAATTTTTATTATTTTGATTCTCCCCACAAACAAATTACAGAAAGTTTTAGAGCTAAAGTAATTAAAGTAACTGATGGAGATACTATAAGAGTTCTATGGGCAGAAAGAGATTTTGATTTTCCTGTAAGACTATCTTTAATTCAAGCCCCAGAATTAAAACAACAAGAAGGAAAAGAAAGTCAAAATTGGTTAGAAAATCAGCTACTAAATGAAGAAGTAGATATTATAATAAATCCAAAAAATAGAATAGGAAGATGGGGAAGAATAATTGGAGAAATAATGAAAGAAGGAATAAGTATAAATAAGTTAAGTATGGAAGAGGGAAAGTCAAAAAATTTCTATAGAGAAGAAAGTGGAGAAATTCCACCTATTGAATTTTGGGAAGTGAAAATATGACATTAAATTTTGGAATACCATTAAGCAGAGAAGGAGAAATAATAGAAAAAGACCCTAATGAAATTCCAAAAGAAAAAATAAATATCCCCCCAGCTCAAAACCTATTTCTTACAAAACCTGATTTTATTTCTAGCTTTGATTTTAGAGATGTATTAAGAGGACAAGCCTATTTAAAATTCTACGGGGGGCTATCAAGAAGTGAAGCTGAATCAGAACAAGAAGCTTATGATACTGGAAATGATGGAGAATTAGAAATGGACGATGCAGGAGAATGGTATGCTCAAACTTTTGAAGTTTCTACTGACATGTGGGTAACTAAAGTAGCTATCTACATGGATTTAGTAGATAGTTCAGCAACAAGAGACCCAATAATGTATATTACAAGAGTAGATGGTAGTAACCTGCCAACAATGGATGAACCTATGGCATCAACTACATCAGACACCACCGTAAACTCATGGGTAACTCCTAAATGGTATGAATTTACTATGGACCAAAATTTCGTTAAATTAAAAGCAGGCGTTAAATATGCTTTAGTAGTGGATGGTAAGGGAAGTGGGGGAGGAACAGGAACTACTTGGAAGGCAGATATTAGTTCCCCAAATTACTCAAATGGAAATGTTTGTAAATCAACAAATTACGGAGATTCGTGGTCTGCTGATACAGGAAAAGATGCAATGTTCAGGATATATGGAGTTAGTGTAAATCCCTTCATACTCTTCCCAGAGCAATTTGATTCAGATGTTACTTCAACTGCTGCACCACTATATCGTCCAGAAACCACAGATGGCACATTCTTTAAAAGACAAGACATAGATTTTGATTTAAAGGTAGGAGTTACTATGGTTTTAGAAGGAAAAGCAATAATAGAATTTACTACACAAGATAATGAAGGTGAAAACGATGCTTCTTATTATAACATAATTAAATTAAAAAAAGATGATGGAACAACTGAAACAACTCTGGCAACAGGTCAAGGGAGAACTCATAATATGGCTAATGCAACAAATGAAAGGAGACAATCAGTAATTTTAGATATAACTACAAAAACAAAAATAGTAAAAGGAGATATAATAAGATTATCTATAGAAACATGGGTAGAATCAGATGGGGATTTAACAACATTAAACTTATTCCACGACCCAACATCAAGAGTAACTTATAGTATAGATATAGTCTCAAATGATGGAGAAGATTCAAATAGTGGGAAAAAATCAGACTTAACAATCTTCCTACCATTCAAAGTTTAAAATGCCACAAACAAGAATAAGCTCAGCAGAAGCAAGTAATTTAACTACTGCAATCACAGATATCACAGTAAATACAATTTCAACAGATGGAGCTCTGGAGCAAAAAGAGACAACATACACCAATGAAAATTGGACTCAACAACTAGGATACTATAAAAAAATCCCAGAATTAAGAGCTGTGATAGATGCTAAAGCTACTTGGACAGTAGGTAAAGGCTTTAAAGCTGATGAACAAACAACTCTTTTATTAGACACTATTAAAGGAATAGGCAAAGATACTTTTAACACAATCTTAGAAAACATGATAAGAACAATGTTAATTGGTGGAGATGCTTTTGCTGAAATAATAAGAGATAAAGAAGATAATCTAATTAATATAAAAACACTAGATTCAGGAACTATGGCAATAGTAACTAATAGTCAAGGATTAATAAAAAGATATGAACAAAACTCTAAAGTTAAAGGACAACCCCCTAAAAAATTTACTCCTGATAAAATATTCCACTTAATGAGAAATAGAGTAGCTGATGAAATTCATGGAATAAGCATGATAGATTCTCTAGAATGGATAATCTTAGCAAAAAATGAAGTTCAAAAAATTAATAAAACATTAATGCAAAGAAATCTAAAGCCTGTAATGATATTTCACTTAGACACAGATGACCCAACAGAAATAGCTGCATTTAAAACTAAGATGGATAAACTCCATGCAGACGGAGAAAATCTATATATCCCTAAAGATGTAGTAGTGCCTGAATTATTATCTATAGCTCCTAATGCTACATTAAATCCTCTACCATGGTTAGACTATCTTAATAATCAATTCTACTTAGCCTCAGGTGTTCCTCAAATCATCGTCGGTGGAGTTGGAGCTATTACAGAAGCTGCAGTTAAAATAGCTTATTTAGCATTTCAGCAGACTATAGAGGAAGACCAGCTCTTCATAGAAGAGCAAACTTTAAGTCAACTAAATTTATATATAGAGTTGGAGTTTCCAGCATCATTAGAGAATGAATTGCTCTCTGATAATAACAAAGATGGAGCAGTGAATATAGATGCCAGCGAAACAACAGCAGGACAAGGACAATGATAGAAGAAACATTATTTAATTATGGAGTCTTAGGTTTATGGACGCTTTCTTTATTGTATAAAGAAGTAAAATTTAACAAAGAAATGAAAAAAATATTACTAGACCTAACAGAATTAATTAAAAAAAAGATAAAATAAAATGGCAATAAGAAGAAGAAAGGGAAAGAAAAAGATTGTAACAGCTGAAGAACAGCAAAGAAGACAACCAAAACCTACAAGGTTTCAAGACCTTAGTGGAAGAATAATACCTCAATTTTTAACAAAAGCTAAAGGTAAGAAACCTTATGAGAAGTTATCAGCAATAACTCCTGAAGCATTAGAGGCAATAGGAAAAATTAGCCCTGATGAAAGACAACATATAGAAGGTAAAATATTATTAGAGAAACAAGCAGAAGAACTAAAAGCTGCAAAACCCAAAGAAGCAATTAAAGAAACCCCAAGGGAAAAGAGAAGCTTACTAAAACAATTAATATTTGGGCCTGAAGCCCCAGAAGGAACTAAAATACTAAAAGGTGCACCATTACTAGGAACTGGGGGAGTATTAGGAGCAGGAGCTGCAGTAGGTAGAGGGGGAACTGCTGTGATAACAAGACAAGCCACAATAATAAACACAGGAAGGTCATTAACTACTCAAAGAGCCTTTATAGGTAGACCTGCAACATCTGGTATAGATAAAATATTTCATGCTGTAAGGCCTGTAGCAACTAAATTTGCTAATAATACTAAATCAAAAACATTAAGTATGTCTTTTTTAAGTAAATTAGGCTTATCAATAGGAGCTGCAGGACTCTTTGTAACTGCTGTAGGAACCTATCCTTTTGCTGGATTTATTAAAGAAGAAGCATCTCAGACCACAGGTATCGGCTTTTTTCAAGCTGAAAGAAATAATGATTTAGAAGGTATGCAAGAAGCAATAACTCAACAAGAAGAACTATTAAATAATGAAAAAAATATCTTAGATAAAATACCTTTCTTAAATGTTCAAAAGCAATTAAGAGCTTACTTTGATTCAGTAAGAGTCAAATTAGAAAGCGATAAAAGAATATTTGCCCAAAGGGTAAAAGAATTAGAAGGAGGTAATTAAAATGGATGAAGAAGAAGATAAGAAAAAAGAACCAGATAAGCCAACTGAAGATATTAATGAGGGGAGCAAGCATGAAACAACTCCAATCATTAAAAGAGCACGTGAGGAAAGAGAAAAATTGGAAGCTGCCAATAAAAAGAAAGAAGAACTACTTGAAAGAGAAGAAGAATTAATGGCTAAAAGAGAACTTGGTGGAGAAAGTGAAGCAGGAATACAACCACCAAAAAAAGAAAAATTAACTGACAGCGAAATAGCTGATAAAGTTCTAAAAGGAGAAATAAACCCTTTAAAAGAAGATGGATTTATCTAAAAAAGAAATAGAACTCCAAATAATTAAAGCAGAGGAAAGTATAAAAAATCTTAAAATTGGAGTTGCTATTAATGAAATTGTCCTAGAAGCTTTCAAAAAGGAATTAAAAAATAAGTCGTAAGGGTCATTCTTTGCCTCACTTGGTTATTTTTTAGGAAATTAGTTATCCCAGAAAGATTTATAAAGTTATTATTATTTTATTTAATATGGCAAATGAAGCAATACTTGTTCAGCAATTAGAAGATAGACTTTTTCAGGTTACTGTTGCCGATGGAACAGGGATAGAAAAAGGAACAATTTTGAAATGGAGTGGAGACCCTAATACCGCAGCTGCAAGTAGTGCAGATGGAGATATATTTGCAGGGATTCTAGCAGAAGAAAAAGTCGCAAACGATGGTCAAACAGAAGTAGCTGTATGGAGAAGAGGAGTATTTGCATTAAAAGCTGCTGCTGCTACAGGAGCAATAACACTCGGACATAAAGTAAAAATTGCAGGAGCAAACTTAATAGACCCTGCGGCAGTTACAACCGCCGCTGATTTTGCAGAGCATTTTGGAACTGTTATAGAAACCTCATCTAATAATGAAATTGTCCAAGTCTTAGTAGGATATTAAAATGGAAGAAGAAAAACCAGCAGAAGAAGAATTAGAACTTGATAAAGAAGAGCCAATTAAAGAGGAGAATCCTGAATAATGGCAGACCAAGTAGGAATGCAAGATATAAGAGGAGAAAATATTTCTAAAGCAGTTAAAGGATTTGCTTTAAAAGAATACAAATTAAAGCAAGTATTACTAACACAATCATCTACTAATTGGACAGAAACTTATTATAGAGAAACTGCAACTGACCTATCTGTAGGAGATACAGGAACAGGTATAGCAGTTCAAGGAACACCAAGAGGAGCAGCATTTCCCCATGTAGACCCTAGCTGGACTAAAGTT